TATTTCCTGCTTTACATTTATCAGGATTTGCAGTAATCCAATCACCTAGTCCGATAGATACTTGGTTTCCTACAGTTACTTTGTATTCGAACTCAATAGGGTTTTCTTTAGTTATGATTACTTTAGGCTTTAGATTGCTTATATCTTCTAGATTAGGTTGTGTAAAACTTTCTATACTTAAATTGCGTGTTTTTAAACTTTCTATCCAATGTATATCATTTGAATAAATGTTTAGATAAGGATGTTCGCATCTAAGTTTGTAATTATCATGTCCTTGTGCAGTAAATTCGGCAAGTAGATATTGTGCAGTAATTAACGCATCTCTAGTTACAGGTACAGTATACCTTAATGACCTCTTCCAATTGATTTCGTCTCCTGTTTCGGCTTGTTGTTGTAAAGAATCTAAGATACTTCTAGCATAAGATAGATTTTTATCTCTAAATATGATACCTAGGTTGTGTTGAATCACTAACCTATACATGTATTGATCGTAAAATAGTTTTGTAGTTTTAAGTATTTGCAACGGCTACCTCTTTCTCGGCAACCTCCAAAGTAAACTCTTTACTGTCATTGACATTAATTGTTACTGTACCGCCATTTTTCAATTTACCAAATAACATTTCTCTTGATAAAGGACGTTTTATTTCTTTATCAATCACACGTTGTAGTGGTCTTGCACCCATTTTAGGATTAAATCCTTTGTCTACTAAAATATCTAGTGCTTTGTCGTCAATTTTAATTGTAATATTTTTTGGTTGTACCATATCTCTAAGTTCAACTAAGAACTTACCTACAATTTTCATCATAATTTCTTTAGATAATTTTCCAAAAGTAATAGTCCCGTCAAGTCTGTTACGGAATTCCGGAGCAAAGAATTTTTTAAGTTCTGTATCTTCGTATGCACCTTCCCATTCACTACTAAATCCAATAGTATTTTTCTCTGCTTCTGTTGCACCTAAGTTAGTAGTTAGAATAAGGACACAGTTTCTTGCATCTGCTTCTTTACCATTACTTCCCATTAGTTTACCATTGTCCATAACTTGTAATAAAATTTGTGAAACATCTGGATGTGCTTTTTCAATCTCATCTAATAGTAATACACAATTAGGGTGTTCCTGTAATTTTGTAATCAATAGTCCTGCACTATCTTCGTAACCTACATAACCTGGAGGAGAGCCTATTAGTTTAGCAACTGCATGTTTTTCTTGATATTCTGACATATCAAAACGTACAAGTTGTACACCTAATTGTTTTGCAAGTTGTTTTGCAGTTTCAGTTTTACCTACACCTGTTGGTCCCATGAATACAAAAGAACCAATAGGTTTATTATCTGGTTTAAGTCCTGCTTGTGCAACAAGAATTTTATCTACAATGCCTTCAATTGCAGGATCTTGTCCATAAACAGATTTTTTAAGATTACTTTCTAAGTTTGCTAAGTTTTCTGTTTCTTTTTCTGCAACTTGTTCTTCCGGAAGTTTAATAATTTTTGCAAGTTCAAATTGTATTTCATCTCTACCTACAATTTTGTCGCCTTTAACATCTTTCAAATTAAATCTACTACATGCAACATCAATTAAGTCAATTGCTTTATCAGGTAATTTTTTGTCTGTTTGATACTTAACACTTAATTTTATTGATTCTTCAATTGCTTCTTCAGTGATAACTGTATTATGATAACCTTCATAATATTTTTTAATGCCACGTAATATATCTGTTGTTACTTCTTTACTAGGTTCGTCAACAGTTACACGTTGAAATCTACGCATTAATGCTCTATCATTTTCAAAAAACTTTCTGTATTCTTCCCAAGTCGTAGATGCAACTACTTTTAAGTCGCCTTTTGTAAGAGCAGGCTTTAGCATATTGGCCAAATCATTTGAACTATTTGCACCACCAGCACCAGCACCATTCATCATATGTGCTTCATCAACAAACATAATTGTTTTGCCTTTTTTCTTTAGTGCGGCAAGAACTAATTTAAATCTTTCTTCAAAATCACCTCTATACTTGCTACCAGCAAGCATCGAACCAATATCTAAATTATATACTTCATATTCTTTGAGGAAATCTGGTACATTTCCTGATACAATATTGAATGCCATTCCTTCTGCAATAGCAGTTTTACCAACACCAGGGTCTCCTACAAGTAAAACATTATTTTTACTTCTACGTCCAAGTGCAAGTGAAATACTTTCAAGTTCTTCTGACCTTCCGATTACTGGATCTACACGTTCTTTTTTGACTTCATCATTTAAATTTGTAGTAAATGCTCGTAATGCTCTTTGAGCCTCACCACTCATTGCTTCATCATCTACATTTTCATATTCACTATTGACATAATCACTAAATGCCGGCTTTGCTATTCCTGCTTTTTCAATATAATATTTACTAACGCATTTATCTTCAGCCATAATACTAATTAACACATCAGTAAGTTCTATATGACTACGTCCACTGAACAATACTTGTGTAAATGCTCTATTTAAAATTCTTTCAACAGTTTGTGTTTTTTTAGGTTTGTATTTTGCTAAATCTATTTTTAATTCATCACAATTCTTTTTTAAATGATGCTCTAAATTGGATTTTAAATATTCTACATCTGCTCCAAAGCCTTGCAATGTTTTAAAAAAGTTTTCTTCACACATCATTGCAAACAACAAATGCTCTACTGTGACATATTCATGGTTAAGTCTACGAGCATCTTTTATTGCTTTATCAAAAACTAGTTGTAACGTTTCACTTGGTTCTACCATTTTTCTCCAATTCCTTTACAAGCCCATTAAGTAAATCAATAAACTCATATACTTTTGTTTTTTTAATATCTTCACTAGCACTACTATGAACTGTTGCTAAAAGTTTCGGATATTCACTATTTAACTTTTCATTAATGCTCATGATGTTATTATAACAGTATTTTCCTTAAGAGTCAACACCTTTTTTATCCAATCTCTTTCTAAGTTTCTGTAATGTAACTATTTGATCTTGCGATAGGTTTTTTGGTACAACTCCTCCTATAGTTACATATAAATTTCCTTTACGTCCAGTCCTTAAATCTGGCATTCCATACCCATGTATACTAAATTTTGTGTTTGGACTAGTTCCTGCTGGTATATTCACCTTCACTTTACCTCCATCTAGTGTCTTTATAAGGATATTTCCACCAATTATAAAATCAAATATATTAGCCTTTGCGGTGCAATGTAAATTTATACCATCGACAGCAAATATAGAATGTGGCGTAACTTGTATTTTAACATGTAAATTGCCTCTAGGTCCAGGAAAACCTTCTTCACCAAAACCTTCATATCTTATTGTATTGCCATTTTTTGCACCAGGAGGTATTTTTATTTCAACTACTTCCTCTTTGCCTGTTCTTAGCCTATAACTAGCAACCATTACTTTGCCTGTGAATGCTTCTTCTAATGAAATACGTGCGGCAATAGTTATATCTGGATTTACTTGTTGTTGCCTGCCTCTAACATTGAATCCAAAATTTGCAAATAAATCTTCAAACCCGCCCATGCCTTGAAAACCATTAGGACCAAAGCCTTGTGAAAATTGTGGTTGAGGGTTATCATACTCTTGACGCTTCTGAGGATCTTTAAGTGTTGAATATGCTTCGTTTATTTCTTTAAACTTTGATTCGTCACCTCCCCGATCAGGATGATGTTGCATACTTGCTTTTTTGTATGCTTTCTTTAATTCATCTTGGGAGGCGTTTCGTGAAACACCAAGTGTGTCGTAATAGTCCATACTATTACTTATTTTAACTATTTCCTAGACTTATCAGTTCCGGTATATAATCCAAACCATGCCGCACCTGCGCCAACTACAATACTAATCAAACCACTTTGTTCCATTGTAGGATCTGCTAAATTCATATACCAAATCACACATCTGTAAAGTAATATAATGTAGACAGTTAAGAACAAACGTGGAAAAATTCTCCATGCATCTACTGCTCTTGCCATGTGTATAATTTTAGCATATGGATTTGGTCCTAAATCCTTCACACTTGTATCTACTTCTAAATCTAGTTTTACTTTACGTGTTGTTTTATCTTCTTTAGAAACAACTACAGCATCAGGCTTTTTTTCTTCTGCTGGTGCCGATTGTGCTTCTAACTCATCAAGACTTTTTCTTGGCATTTTTACCCTCCAGTTTCTGTAATCTTGTTTCTAATTCATCTATCTTAGATGTAATCTTGGGATATTTTACACGCCATGCATTAGGATCATTTTGGAACCAAGTCCAACCCCAACGCATTGCTAGATATTCCAGCACAGCATCAAATTTACGCACTGCCCATGTTGCCATTCTTGTGTCTTTAAACCAAAACAAAAATGCGGCACCAAACAAAGAGCCTGCTAGAGCCGTGTAAATCCACAGTCTATCGGATGCCATTCTTTCTATCATTTCCCACATAATATCCCCTCGGTTATATTATATGTATTTATTCGATAGGCTTGCGTAAAGTATGGCGTCTTATACCTAATGCTTTGCTTGGGTCATATAGGTCATATGTGACCTTATTATTTTGGTTTCCGCCTAAAATTATCCAACGTCCGTCTTCAACTTTATCAAAAAAGAATCCAACATGTCCTTTCCATTCACTATTTTCTCTAGGAAATACTACAAGATCGCCTCTTTGTATATCTTCTGGGGGTATTTCATTACCCCAATGTAAGAAACTACGTGCAACTAGTGGGTGTGCATGGTTGATATCATGAAGTGTAGGCACATCATTAAGTTCTAACACAAAATTTACAAAAGCCGCACACCATTCTGTAGTCACAGGGTCAACACCGATGATTTCTTTAATGACAAATCTATCGTCTACTTCGTGTAAATCGATGAAATTTTTTGCAGTATCGGTAAGGGCATGTCCTTGTAAATTAAGGGTACAACCAACAGTAGTTAGTACAAATGATATGAAAAATAAAAGTCTTATTTGAACGGATTTATCTTATCTATAACTGATTCTTCAGGCGTATTATTTTGCTTATCTACTTCTTCTTGTGCATCTTTGATTTGATTATTAGCATCTTCTAATGCTTGTTCAGATTCTTCGTAGTATGCCTGGTATGCGGCAATAATTGCTTTTTGCTGTTGTAATAATTTCATAATATCACTTATATTCATAGCAAGTATTTCATAGCCATCGTCTGTCAAACCTATTAAGACTGGATCTTTTTTGTCCTTTTTAAGTTTGTCCCATACTTCTTGTGCGTTTTCTTCATTTATTACTATCCATGTTAAATCTTTAAGACGTAATTCATCTGCAGGAGGTAAAACTAATTTAGGTTTGTCGATTGGCTTGGCACTAATTTCTATTTGTCTAGGAGTGCTTGAACAACCCGCTAATAGTACAAGTCCTAATATTGCTACAACTAATGTTTTCATAGGTTTTTCCTTTTCCATGCATCGGATTGTATGTTAGGGTCAAAGTTTGGATTTGCAGTTCTCCAACACTCATTGTTTATTTCACTAGGCTTAGTTGCACTAAGTTCTTTTTCAGTTAACTGACTACCACTGAAAATTTCTAAACAACGTTGTGCATTTTTTGTTGCATTATTTAAAACTTTTTCAGTAAGGCTAGGTTTTGCAACTCCACTAGCACCGATATCATGTCTTGAAAGTCTATTTTCTAATGAACGATTTCTGTTGTTTATTTCAGTCCATTCTTTTTGAAGTTTTGCATTTTGTTTTTGCATTGATTCAAAAGCGGCAGTTTGTGCCTTCAATGCTTGTTCATTAGTTTCAACTGCTGATTCTAGTTTAGCGTTATTTTCTGTAAGTATTTTTATTTTTTCTTGTGTGTCATTATAGTACCAATAGACGCCACCGCCCATTGCACACATTAAAACAAACATTACCAATGCTAATTTAGCACCCATACCGCCTACCCTAGTAACTTTCCCAGCGTTTTAGGACCAACTATTCCATCAGCAACCAAGCCGTTTGAACTCTGCCACTCTTTTACAATACGTGCAGTGCCTGGGCCAAAAATACCATCAGCAGGAGAAATGTCAAGTTTTTCTTGCACTTCTGCTACTAGTGGACCTCTTGATCCTTGCTTAATTGTTTGATTGTAGTCTACCTCTGGTTCTTCGAAATCACCACCTAATACGTCCATTGCATGTAGATAGTGTTTTTTACGATCATCTAAACCAATCGTTCCGCCATTAATACGTTTAGTTGCTCCTACTATATCCATTCCATCGCAATATCTGTTCAATCCGTTTGTATCCCAGAACCAACATGCTGAGTCTAACGCACCTTTTTTAGTACGTACATAGTCTACTGCTTCTTCTGCTGACATGTCCATTTCTTTTGCGAATTTTGTATAGTTGTATCTACCGGTAAGTTGAAGAATGCCGCCACCACGGAATGTCCACCCGTCACCGGAATCTGTATCACCGTTGTCCATTCTGTTTGCATAAATGACATTTGCAATTTTTTCAGGTTGTCTATGATATTCGTTAGCATCTCTACCTGCCCTTCTAAAATATTTAGGAAATATTGTGTTAAGTGCTTTGGCGCTGTAATTTAAATTTTCACTTAATACTCTAAAGCCGCCGGACTCGTGTCCACACTGGGCGATGAACATTGCTACACGTTCTGCTGTATTAACTTCCCATAAAGGAAGTATTTCAAGCATTGCATCGTACCAATCTCGCCAATCTTCTCTATGGATTAACTCTTCAGCCATCCACGGTTCAAAATCAAATTTAAAATGTTCTTTAGCCATCTGTTTTATCCTTAGTTAGGCACTCGTCACATCTACAATGTTTACACACTTCTACAGAGTAAGTTCTTCCATCATAATCTTCGTGTTGTCTATAATAGGGAGTCCCGCAATGTGAACTGTGACCGCAATTTTGACAAGTGTTCATATAGATATTTAGTAAAGGCGCTTTAAAACTAATGCAGAATCGGCATTCTCAAACATCAATTTGTCACCATATTTAGTGATATTATAATCACCTATGTATTTGCACAAATATATAACTTCTGCAAAATCATTAACATTTATTTTTTCATCTAGTCTTTCAAAAACTTCTTCTTTTTTACCGAAGTCTTTAAATTCAAATACAAGTGGTTCTGCATATGCTTTTTTAATGCGTAACTTATCATCATGCATATCTAGTTCTTCTAAATAACTGTTATTAAAAAAGTTTTTGTAATTTTCTAAATTACTTTCATTTACTTTTTGTTCATATGCTCTAGCATCTTGCGGAATAATACTATCTAATACTGCTTTTTCTACTGGCTTGCTTCTAAAATTTTTATAATAACGAAACTTAAATCTATCTAAGTCTGCAAGTTTTCCAATACCATCTACTATTTCTAATATATTATCTGAAATATGTCTGTCGCGTTCTATTTCAACAAATACTTTATATGTGCCATCACTTTGTTCACCTGCTGTTGCATCTGCATCTAATACAAATGGATAACCTTTTTCTATAAAGTTCATTAGATCATCTGCGGCATGCTTTTCTTTTACACTAAAACTTAAAGTTACTATATCCGCATCACTACCCATCTTACTTTTGAAACTATCAATTTCAAAAATATGATCTACATTATCTTTAAGATCACCTAAACGTAAACCCATTATACTGCTTCCTCTGGTGCTGGAGCCGCTGTTGCCGCTTCATCTGCAGGTTGCATTTCTTGTTGTGCTTGAGCGCCTGCATCTACTGCTGGTTCTGTGTTGAAGTTTTGCATTTCTTGTTGTCCACTATACATGTCAACTATTAATTTTTTTGGCATTTGTATTTTTACAACCCATATTGGTTTGCGGTCTAACTTGCCTTTTTTAGTACCAGGACGAATATCGTCTGGTTTACGTATTTTTCTTGGTACAGTAATAGCATCTTTTTTGTAAAAGACTTTACAATCGTAATCTAATAGTCTTTTACCACCCATTGGATCTGGCATCATTTTGCGTGGCCACATAAAAGCACAAGTTACCCAGTGTCTTTCAATTTCTGGGCCTGCTAATAATTCACCATCTTCCCAATTATCATACACGTATATGTCTAATTCATCTAATACACGTTCAAAATCTTTAAGGACTGCAAAGGCAGTATTACTTTCGTATATGCCTTCAACGTTTTTAACTAAGTCGTATACATCTTCCATTTGTAAGTCTTCCGTTATTACTATGTTATTTATCGTATTAAAATAGTTAAGTTATCTTATTGATCATGCATTTCTAAGGTAAATACTTTGTAGGGCAAGTGCGTTCTACGCAGACGACCCTACTCCATATCCAATAGGAGGACTTAATGGGAGCAAAAAGAAAGGCCGCAAGGCAAAAAACTTTCATCCACAGCAACGTGGTTGAACTTAATTCTTTTACAAAGAAAAAACAATCCGTAACAATACTACCCCGCAATAGAAACCAGGAAAAATACGTGCTTAAACTGTTAGAGCCATCGAAAGACATAGTCTTTGGCATTGGCCCGGCAGGAACAGGTAAAACACTGTTGGCAGTACAGGTAGCGGTTAAGTTATTTAAAGAAGGTAAAGTTGACAAGATTATAGTTACTAGACCAGCAGTGTCTGTTGACGAAGATTTAGGTCATTTACCAGGTACGCTAGAACAAAAAATGGCGCCTTGGACTAGACCTATCTTTGATGTGTTACGTGAATATTTTAATGCTCGCGAAATAGAAGGCATGATAGAAGAAGGTATTATTGAAATAGCACCTTTGGCTTATATGCGTGGCAGAACCTTTAAACATAGTTTTATACTTGCAGATGAAATGCAAAACGCAACACCAAACCAGATGAAGATGTTATTAACACGTTTAGGAGAAGGCTCTATGATGGCAGTAACAGGCGATCTACATCAGGCTGATCGTATTCGTGATAACGGATTAATTAATTTTACACAATTACTACGAAACAGCGATACGTCACACCTGGACATAGTCCAATTTGCAAAGGGAGATATAGAAAGACATGACGCAGTTAAAGAAGTTCTCGAGGTATATGGGGACGGATAAAGATTAACAACGAAGGGGGCTCTAAGCCCCTTTCAAACTTTCAACTAACGGAAACACTTCAGAAATAACTTTAGCACAGGCGTGTGCAACTTCCATATGTTCTTTCTGTGTACCATTTGCACTACGTAATTCAATGTAGTGTACCCAACTACGTATGGTACCATTCATATACAATCTAGTTTTTGTAAGGCCTTCAGGTAACACTTTCCGTGCAACTTCTTTTGCAATACCATTGTTAATTGCCCAATCATATGCTTTGCCGGCAGTATAAATTACATCTTGTTGTTTTTCTTCCCAACCTACAATCAGTTCAGCCATACCAGGTTCTGTCATATCAATTTTAATAGAGTTTTGTCTATTTTTTTTGTCTTGCAAACGTGCTTCACTGGTCATAAAATATTCGCCCATTTCACCTGGTTCTGCATATCTTTGACTAAATTCTTGAAAAGCAAAACTTCTGTGTCTAACAATCTGATGTGCAATATCTCGAGTTGTTTCAATTTCTATAACTGCATTTACCATTTCCAAAGGAGACCAATGAGCATGTTTTATGAGGTATTTTATTAGACGTTCACTTGTTTCTGTGTTAATTTGTGCGGCAGGATTACTTACTTTCGCACAAAACGCAATTAATTCTTGTAAATCAGTCAATCCTTCTGCTTCAAATTCTTTTGTTGCTTTACTATAACTTACTAGTCTAGCGGCCATGGTGCTTCTCCTTTTAACTCTTCTATACGTCTTTCAATAAAGCCTATTGCTGTATGTATATGTCCCGTATCATGTTCTCGTAATAATGTTTTGTAATATTCTATTTCTTCTTCAAGAACACTTATACGTACAATATCATTTAGTAATTTTTTGTTTTTAGTCGCCACGTCCTGGTTTCTCCGAAAAATGATTTTCATATTTGTCTGGCACATTATTCATTGCTTCTGCTTCTTCTGCTGTTGGTTTGTCGTCATGTATTGCTGTTACTACAGGCCAATCCATTTCTTGTGAATATTTTGTATTAATATTCATCCATTTAGCAAGTTCACTGCCTGCAAGTGCATTATCAGAAACAATAGCATCGGCTGGACATTCAGGTTCACATACTCCGCAGTCTATACACTCGTCTGGATTTATAACGAGCATATTTTCGCCTTCATAAAAGCAGTCAACAGGGCATACCTCAACGCAATCCATATGTTTGCATTTGATGCAGTTGTCAACTACTAGGTATGTCATATCATTTTGGAGCCTCAAACAGCCAAGTTGTAATTATATATTTATTAATAACTCCAATAGGAGGATTACCCCTATGTGTATGTGTCCAATCTGCAGGAAAAATTAACAGTCTACCTTCTTTTGGTTCCATACGTTTATTTTGATATAAAAATTCTGTTTCGCCTGCGTTAGGAATATCATTTAAATATAATTGGCAAACTAATTTACGCTTTGCTCCTTCTGCTAAGCCTTCATAATGCCAACTATGAAATCCACCGCCTGGTTTTATTCTTTTCATCTTCAGTTCTTCACCGGCTAATTGTATTAGTCCAAGAATGCTAAACTTCTTTGTATATAACGGAATAACTTTTTCCCATAATATTTTAAAGAAATATTCAGCATAATATTTGTTCACATGTTGTATATTTTGAGGATCAAGGAATAAAAGCGAATCTTGATCTACACTATGCCGCATTTCGTTTGATTCTTGTACTAATGGTAAGTCTTTACTTGCCTCAAAAAATTTTATTAATTCTTTAATATATCCTTGGTCAAAAGCATTATCATAGATACCTATAAATCCATCATATTCTTCTTTAATTTCCATTACAATCTCGCTAGTCGAATAAGTGTTGCTGATAAATTAATCTCCGGATCACTTACAAGTGTGTGATCTACTAATCCTTGTTTGATTGTTAATACTGCTTGATCTTGTTTTTCTTCATCTCCAAATAATGCAATATTATCATAAAGCCAACGATATACATCTTCCATTTCTTCCGGACGTATTGTACCACATAGCATTTTACGTGCTTCTGTAATTTTGCCTGCTTTAAATAATTCAACCATTTCAAGTTTCCAGTCGCTTTCGCCAGTGTCACCTTCATTTGGTTTTTTAAGAACACCTTCTTGTGAATTCATTTGTACTGTATTAATACATTTTCGCAAATCTGGATACGTTGCTTTTACATATGTGTCCAGCGTATCTAAGTCAGGAGTAACGCCTTCTGTAATAAGTATTTCTGCAACCCTAGCAGTAAACTCTGTTTGATCAATTTTTGCTATATGAAAGCCTTGACATCTTGAATGTAGTGCAGGAATAATTCTGTTTGGATAGTTACAAGTTAATATAAATCTGCTTGTTGTATGATACTCTTCCATCACACCACGTAGTGCCGCTTGTGCGTTTGGTGACAAGTAATCTGCCTCATCTAGTAATACAACTTTGAATTCACCAAAAGGAATCATTTGTACAAAGTTAACAATTTTATCTCTTACATCATCTACACTATTTGTGCGACTTGCATTTATTTCTAATATATCTAAATCATTTATTTCAAGTTCATTGAATAAAAGTTTTGCAAGTGTTGTTTTACCAATACCAGCATTTCCGCTAAACAATAAATGTGGGATAGTTTTATCTTGTATCCAAGTTTTTACTTGGGATCGTTGTGCTTCATCTCTAAATACATAACCGTCAACAGTTTTGGGACGATATTTTTCAACCCATAGTTCCTTCATTTCTTTTTATTCTCCATACCCATACCTACTAAAATCAAGAAAATGTATAGCAAAGGCCATGCCCATCCTGTCAAGTAGTTTGTAATATGAAGGATCATAAGTGCGATTCCTGCCGCACCGGCTGTGCCGATTCCAGTATTTTTTTGTTCAGGTAATTTCATATTCTACTCCTATATCTACTATTATATAAGAGAACTGTAAAGAAGTCAAGATTTTTTTGCAATATTTTGGATAATTTCTTTTAAAAGAACTTTAATTTCTTTGATTTCTTTTTCAATATCAAACTTTTCAACTTTGCTAGCCGGAGTAGTGACCTTTGCTATCTTAATACCTTGTTCTTCAACTTTGCTTAATTTCATTTGCTAATTCTCCAACGTTCGTAAATCTTCCAAAATTCCCAACCTATTAATATTATAAAAAGTCCAATATATGATCCTACTAACATTCCTATTATGCCATAGTAAAAGACATGCGTGAAAACAAATAT